GTGGTCGCTTTCTATTTGGAGAATTCATCGCGGCGATCGGTGAGGCTAGAGAGAAAGTGTGTTGCGCGATCGGAATGAACGTGCACAGCTATGAGATGCATGCGTCTGCGCTGTATCTACAAGAAGTTGGAAACTGTATAGTGGCGGGAGAATATAAGGATTTCGACTCAAGATGCCAAGCTCAACTCATGAGAGGATTTGCAGAGCGAGCAAATGCTTTTTATGAGGATAGTGCTGAGAACAAATTGGCAAGGCTTGTGTTCATGGAACAAATAATCTTCAGTACAGGTGTGTTTGGAGATTGTTTGCTCTCTGAAATCATGGGCAATCCCTCGGGCTGTAATTTCACCAGTTACATCAACAGCCATTGCAATGAAGCAACAATCATCGTCGGATGGTTAGAGTGGATGGCAGAAAACTGTCCAGAACTCGCAAGCACGTCAGAATATCAGCGACTGACACGTCTATTGACATACGGTGATGATTTTGAGCTATCTATCATGCCTCAAATCGCCGAATTCTTTGGACTACCCGAGCTGATCGAAATGGTGGCACGTTATGGAATGACGATGACTCCAGAAGACAAGAAAGCACAAGTAGAGCAATACAAGCCGCTTGAAAGATGCACATTCCTGCAGATGCGATACAATCTAGTCGATGGATTGTATCATCCACAGTATCCCACAACTAAGATCGTGGAGATGACTAATTGGATTAACAAATCGGCCGATGACCAGCAAATGACCTTCGACAAATGCTGTGATTCGATGAGATTCGCCGCGTATCATGGAGAAGAGTGGTTCAATGAATATCGAACTGCAGTTCAAGCTTGCCTTTGTCATAAGGGATGTGATCAAATTCTTCCTGAGTGGGAGTATTTTGAGTTGTGTCGAAAGAAGAACTTCGGGCTTGAATAACCCACGGTCTGTTCCGCAGCGTGGTTCAAATTTGGGAGAAATCCCATCTTATCTAAGACCAGCGAATTGCTGGCACGCCTTTTCCCCCGGCCTTGAATAGGGGGGTCTAGCGACTACAATCGCTGTATTATATAGTTATGCTAACTATTCAAAAAGCATGTTCAAAACAGATCATTTTATGTAGATTTACTTTGTAGAGTACACAATTTATGTAATATTTGTAGTAAAAAAAAA